CTTCATTGATAGTGCCATTCTGCAAGGCCTGCAGCACAGGTACAATCACTTGCGCCTGTTTATAAGTCAAATCATTCACGCGAGTCAGCAGCATGCGGTCAATAGCGTCAAAGTTCGGCTCCTTGGCGCGCTGCTCTTCTGTAAACTGGTTGATGCCAGCGTAAACAGCTTCCTGTCTCTGACGCTGCGCCTGTTCGTCTGCATAGCGGTTCTGCATCTTAGCCATAAGGTCTTGACGATGCCATTCCTTAGCCAATTTGTAGTTGATGAGCTTCGGGTCGTCATCGTCCATAAGGTCGAGGTTCTCAATATCCTCTTCACTCAGACCAGCATCCTGCCGAGCGCGCGCGTCAGCTTCTTTGTCGAGACCTGTCAAAAATTCTCTCATTTGCTCTTGACGAGTTTCCGGATTCATCTGTGCTTCAATCTCAGCACGGCGAGCCGCTTCCTGTTGAGCGATAGCTTTCTGCTGCGCATTATGTGCTTGAACAGCTTGATTGATTTTCCAATCAGCATATTGACGTTGGTATTCCTGCGGAACACGCTTCTCGTCAACATGGCCTGTCGCGATTGCGTTGGAAAATTCATCAAGAGTATAAGCAGGAAGCTGCTGGTTGAACTGCTGGCCAATCTGCTGTGGAGCATCTGTCAGCTTCGGCTGGTTGCCATCAGTGTCAAACGTGTTAGGTTCTTGGGCAGTTCCTTCGTTTTTGGGCTGTTCAGGCAACGGGCTGGGCTTCAAATGTGTTTTCCCGTCCTCACCCTTGACCAAAACATAGCCTTGAGTGCCTTCTGAGTTCTTTGCAGCGGCTATAATTTGCTGATTGTCGCTCTCGCGCGTTTGCGGCCTCTCTGAGCGATTTTCAGCGTTCACGCTAGTGTTTGTATTAATAGGCGCATTTGAAACGCTCTGAGATGATTCTACGCTGTCAACATTTGGTTGACTTGTAGAAATTGTGTTTGTTTGTGGCGTGGAAGCAGGAAAATCGCTTCCAGCACCGCCAAATTCGTCAGCCATTGGTTTTACCTCCTAAAAAATTAGCCTTGGGCCTGTAATTGAGCCAAGGCTTTCTCTTTTTGCTTGCCAGTGGCCGCTGCGTGTTGCAACATTTCAACCAAGCAACAGACTGCTCTGTAGTCGCTTCGATGTCTTTCAATGTCTCCGTAGCTTAACGCCGCTTCAAGCATTTTTTCATCCGCTTCTTTTTTTAAGCGGAACGCATATTTATACACCGCCTCAGCATCTTCTCCGTCGACGATGAAGTCACGGAGAAGGTCGATGCGAGATTCGGCAGCTTTAATAACTTTAGAGTTATTGCACTTAATCATTATTGAGCACCTCGTGTTCTGCGATTGCCCGCTCGGTTGTAGTAATGCCAAGTTTATCTTTAAGATACTGGCGCTGCACGTCGGGCGGCAAATCTGCAAGATTGATATTGAGACGCGGAATGGAGTATTTTGCGATAGACAGTTGCAAGCTGTTCTGCAATGCTTCGGCTTGGGCCTGCGCCTGTGCCTGTGCTTGGGCCTGTGCCTGTGCCTGCGCTTCTTCGCTCTCGGGGTCGAGCAGATATTGAGAAACATCTCGTAAGCCCAATGCTTCCAGAAGCTTGCACACAAGGTTATACCAGCTCTTCGCGTTTGCAATGCCGAAGTTTGCGAGCTGCGGATAAATCTGATTGAGTACCAGCATCAGATATTGAATCTGTGCCTCTCTTGTGCCAGCGCCTTGTCCGACGTTGACAATCAAATCGTAATCTACGTCCAAATCCTCTTTCTTAATAGAAAGCGTCTTGTCGGTCAGTCGAATCATCTGCTCATCTTCCAGATATTTTTGGTTTAGCAGGATGATGAACTTGTAAATCGGAATAAAAAATTTCTCTGCAATGCTTCGCGCCACCATTTTGTTGCGCTTCTCAGCCATGCCAAGGATGGCAGTAATGCCAGTTGCAGTATTGTTCAAAGAGTTACTATCAAGGCCTTGGTTATATCTGGTACTGCCGCTCTGACTTTCAACCTCGGTCTGAGCGTAGTTGATTACGTCCATAGAGACGCTGGACAATGGCAGCGACGGTGGGATGAATACAGCTTCTGTTGGAGCGTTCCTCGTCGGGATGATTTCCTCACCGCTGAACAGTGCGTCAATGTCTACCTTGCGTTCATCGACAAAAACGCGAGGGGCGTTGTTCTTCGCCACGTTGGTGATAATCTGACGCATAACAGCAGTCTTTAAGTCCTGCTGCTGTTCCAGCATATCAGTAAAGGAATCGCGGTTAAACACAGCGTTCGGGTCATAGACTGCACTGCAAACAAAGAACGGTGGGAATCCATAGTCGTTCTCTACGATGCGGATTGGCTGGTCGCCTACAGCATGAACGATGATATTCTCGTAGATGCCGTCGTTGTTCCAGTCTACCTGCATGTAAGCCTCGTAAAGCTCAACTTCTTTAGATGCCAAGTCGTTGTCTGTCGGACGTTTAGCTCTGTCGGCTCTGTCTCTGTCATTGACATAATCCAGAGTAGTAGGCTCGGTATTGCCCGAGGTGTACTCCTTGAGTGCTTTGTCGATATTCTGATAAATACCGTCTTTTTCCCGCTGCTTCAAGTAGCTGCCGCGTACAACCTTGCGATGCGCAACGAACTTGCAGTCCTGCAAATCTGGAGCATCCGGAGTGTAGCGCAGCTCTGATGTAGGGACATACTCTACAACAGGATGATTGCTCTTGACTTTCACAAGGTCGTAAGTGACTTTGGTTAGGTCTGGTGCGCCTTCAATATCCTCAAATTTCATATTCTCGATATTGCCGCCACCAACGCCTTCCATAAGGCCCAGAATCTGCGTCATGTCGTTTAAGTCAAGCATGAACTGCATCTGCTTGCGTTCTTCTTCACGTTTCCACCACACCTTCGCAATACAGAAGTTCTGGCTTAAAGCAAAGTTCAGCTCAGTCTGGCAGAAATGATACCAGTCGTTCTTTTTTTCGAGCTGGTAACGCACAAGCTCCTGCACCTTGGAAGCGACCTCATCATCATCGACATTCACGCCTTTGACCGAGAGCGGTGCATCTGTGCCACAGAACGCTTCCATGAGGCCTGTCAGAATCCATTGGCAAGAAGTCTTTACGTCCTTGGAAACCCAGTTGCTGGTCTCTGAAAGTCTTGGGAATCGCTTCTTGTAGTATTCCTCGTCGGCTTCATAAATGTCTCTGCGATGCAAAATTTTCGGTTCGATAATCTGCTTGTACTGCGAATCCGCAATATCACGGCAGCTCTCGAACGCTCGCATGATTTTGTCTTTCTGCGATTTTGTCAAAGTATCGAGCGACAAAGTTTTGTCCTTTGCCTCGCTCTGCGCTTTGAGCATTTCCAGCGGGGATGGCGGTTGCTCTGCTTCCGGCTGAATTACGCCAGTCTGCTGCTGCTCCGGCAATGTGCCACCCGTCATCATGTCGACCGCCCCTTGGTTTAGTCCAAACTGCGGGTTGGTCGCTTGCCATGCGCTTCGGTGGACTTCGCTGTTTGCAGCAGCAGCCAGCTTATCGTTTAAGTCTGGCATGAATTATCACCGCCTTAACCAAAGAACTCTGTCAGCACGCAGTCGCCGCCGATAACATAAAAGTTTTGGCGCGCGGTCGGCAGCACTGGCAAAGTATAGGTTGTGCCAGCCTTGATAAGCAGACCTTCGCCAGCTTCTACACTCTTGTCACCAAGATAAATGTCAGTCTCGCCAGCGCTGATTGCAATGCCGATGCGACCACCACGAATGTTGGTGAAAACATCGGTACTTGCGGCGGGAGTTGCGCTACTGGCGCTCAACTTTGTTGTTTTGATTTCCTTTACTGAATACAAAAGCATATGTTATTCCTCCGTTATTCATACTTCATGCGCTCACGCATCATATTGTAGAGCCGTTCCTCACGTTTACGGCGGTCATAGTATTCGTCCGTATATCCTTGGCTCTGATAGTCAGACGGTACACGGGCTGCATATGCTGCATAGTCCTCGGGCGCAAGTTCTGCACCAAAGGGTTCCCCAAACTCACCGTTCGCTCTGCTTTTTTCTTTAGCCATTCGTTCTTTCCTCACAATCTGCCGTATTTTCTTACCTGCCCCAGCTTCTTTGCCCGCTGGTACAGGTTTTTTCTTGCGAAAGATACAGGATAAGCAAAGGTCAGGCACAATGCGTCAGCCATATCTGGCGAGCGTCCCGTCTTATCTTTGATGCTCTCCTTGCTTTCAAGTTTGATTCTGTTCATGCCGTCAAAGGTATATTCTGGCATCGACAGCTCAGTGCGCAGGTTCGGGTCATACGGCAATGAACCGCCCTGTTCAAGCCACTGTCGGCAGCCGTCCCACATTTCGGCACGTTTATTCATATAACGTGTGTCCTCGATAGCTTTGCCGCCAAAGGGAACTTCTACAACTTCCTTATAGCCAATCTGACGCAAGCGGTCGATAACGCCCTCACCACGGCCAGCATCAATGAACACCGTGTCCGGCCCCCAATCGTCAATTTCTCTGGCGACAATTCCGGCAAAGGTCATATTGTCGACTTCTTTGCAGACAATCGGCTCAAAAGTCATCAAACCTTGGCGCTTGAAGATTACGCAGCTATCGTCACCAAAACGCGCAACGTCCACGCCCATAACCTTAGGCATATCCTTGTAATCTTCTTCCTGCAGGTCTCTTTCCATAGCCGCGTTGATAGAATCCAGCGAGATAAGGCGGTTATAAGCGTTCGCAGCAAAGTCACAGTACAGCTCCTGCCGTATCTCTGTCTTTGTCATTTCACGTTTCATGTCCTCAAGCTCTTCCGGAGGAATAATGCCTGTTTCATCTACCGTGTACAGGCAAGAGAACCAGTTGTTGTTCCTTTGAGCTTGCAAGTAAATGTCGTAGAACTGATTCTGCCCTTTGGGAGTACCAATAAAAACAGCCCAGCCGTGTCGGTCTGATAAGGCTGGTCGGATGACCTCGCCCCACAGCTCTTTACGTATCTGGGCATATTCGTCTATTACTACACCGTCCCAGTACGTACCACGAAGGCCGTCTGGTCGGTCAGCACCAATGATATAAATTCTCGCTCCACGAGCATCCTTGTGATAGCTCGGGAACTCTACATACAGTTCACTCTCGTTGACCTTTCTGTCGGGAATCCCCGCAGTGTACCGCTTCAAGTAGTCCCACGCAATCATCTTCGCCTGTTTCAAGAACGGTGCAAGATATGCGTAGTTCGGCGAAGGGTACTTCGTCATCGTCAGAGCCTTCTTAATGAGGTGGTTGACACTGCCCACACTCTTTCCGAAACGGCGGTGCGCTACAATTACCGCAAATCTGTACTGCTCAAGATTAGGATGCAGAACATCCCTCCAGAACGGTCTGGGAGTGTACGGAATTGTAATGACCTTGGCATCAGCAGCAACCGTCATCAGAGTTGCCTTCTACCGTCTCGGGCGCCGGGGGCAATACCCCCTCTTTCTCCACAGGTGACGCTTTAGTGTCAATCACATCACCAGCGTTTTCGGCCCAACCAAATACCAGAGGCTGACCATCGCCGCTCGTAAGCTGACGTGTGCTCTTTTCCTCCCACCCGGCATTGTTCTTCAACGCAAACATAATGCCAGTAGGAGCCTTGGAATATACCAGCTTGCCCTCAAGATAGTCCTCAAGCCTCAGCTTTGCATCAGCCAAGATGGTGTTGTAGGCTTCGTCCCTCTTGTTCACATAGTCCAGCATCTGACCACGGCTCTGGAATCCCAAATATCTGGCAAGACCACTGTATGTGGGCGGCTTTCGCTCTTTAATCTTCATTTCCCCGGTCTTTGGGTCAATCACTTCCGGCAAGCAGTAGTCAAAATACTCTCTGACTTTGTTTGCCATGCTCTGAGGCGTGGGGTACATCGTTACAATGCTGCCACCAGCACCAAACAAATCACTCATAACCAATTCCTCCTTGTTGTTGTATTTTAAAAGCCTCGTACACACTATACGGAGGCTGATACAGTGCTAATCGTACAAGGCTCTTAAAAGCGCATTAAAAAAGCACTGTAAGAAATTACAGTGCTAATAATAAACAGTGCTATGTAGGTACTGTGTAAGTCTAGGTACTTATTGTTTTGCCCCTACCCCTATACCCTACCCCTTGTTTTGTAGGTGTTAACGTAAAGTGTTGAATTAAGTTATTTATATCTAGTATTCAAGAATTAAACTTTAAATTTAACCTGACTAGATATACCATGTAACCTAAACCCGCACGTGTGTTAGGTACTTACCATTCAGCCCCTCCCCATCTATTCCATAAAATTTTACGTCCGATAATATATGTTATGTTAAAATTCTTTTCTCAGTGTGCATTTGTACTGTATTTATAGTATATAACTACCATAATTTGGTATTTTCTTCTATTATAATAAATGTATATTTGATATACAACTATACCATTATAGCGGCATTACCAATAATCAAACTAATAACTATATAAAAGAAGAATAACGGGAATTTTTAACATTCCCGTTATTACTTTATTTATATTGTAAATGTCATGTTTTTTGATTTCATACACTCTTTTACTTTTCTTCATTATAACACGTTTTTAGCGTTCTTATTTCGGTAATAAGAAAAAATTTTTTTAAAATTTTTGTTCAGCGCACTTTTTCGATATATCCCATAATATAGACAAGCCGAACGGCAAGCCACCCATGAGGGCGGTACCCAAATAGGCAGGTAGTTTATAAAAGGCAGGTGATATAGTAGAAAAACTTTATAGTAGTTATTTTCGTTCTTTGAAAATTTAATAACTACGTGCGCAACGGCACGCAAGCCAAAACAGAGGCTTTTTTAAAGTCTTTTCCGTTGCTAGTCTGTATGCGTGGTTAAACGCTTTACGCAGGTGTTGACGTGTCCGCTTGTATATCGTAGTCACTCAATGACGCTGAAAGACTACTTGTTATATAGTTATCTAATATCCGGTTAACTACTACGACACTGTTAGAAAATTGTATAACCCATTTTCCACCACCTTTTACAAGGTGCGGGAATGTATAAAGTAACGTCGCTCATGGTAAATTGAGTACGGCGCGAAAATATATTCCCTCTACCTTTAATCGCCCGACTTCAATTTTTGAAAGTAGGTGATTTTATATGAAAAGATGGACAAAAAACGACGAATATCGTTGGCGGTGTGAGCAGGCTGATTTGGCGCAAGGCAAGACAAAACGTCTTGACGCTAAAAAGGGCTATTATCGTGCCGAAAATGCGGAAAAACCAAAAGTGGAAAAACCAAAAGCCGAAAAGTCAAGAGGCGTTGTACTCATTCGGAAATACTATAAAAGTAGTATTTCGACGGCATTCACGCCGACTGAAAAAACTGGCACTTTATCCAATACAGACTTTTTTAAAATGTTGTATGCTTAAAACGTTCGTCGGGCGATTAAAGGTGGAATTGCCTATGGTAGTTTTGCTAAACAAATGAAAGGGTGGAATGTTTATGGGAATTAAAAGCAAAGTTTACCGTGACGCCAAAATACAGGCGTTATGGGAACGCAACCAAAAGCAGGACGAATCCGCACTGGAAATTCTTGTCATGCTGAGCGCGCTTGCCGCGCTGTTCATAGCTACATTTTGATGCTATGGCAAGCGTCCGACACGTTCGGGCGTTTGTAGAGTGCATCAAATACACTCCGTTGCTGTAAAGCGGTAGTATATGGCAACGCTATTCAACTACCGACCAACTTATGAAAAGGTGGAATTAAAATGGAAAAAATGGAATTCAGATGTGAAAATTGCGACGAGATTTTCAACGGCACTCAATTTGAAGCCATTCAGAACGGCTGGCGTAATATCGAGGGCGTTTGGCTTTGCCCAGACTGTGCCGACAAATACGGCGTTTGCCACGATT